AAACTGAAAAGGTCTTAATGCAATTTCAGCACAAGGGTTAGTTCCCCAATCTTGGTCGTTGGTAAAATAAACGCCAGGCTCACCTGCTCCACTTTCTTTTACCTTTTCCCAAATATTAAAGAAATCTTTTTTCTTTACTCTATGTCTTACGACTACAGCAGAATTATTGGCTCTTGCTCTTTGTGGTTCTGTTTCCCACCAATTACCGAACTTACATTGTAACATATCTTTATCATCAAGGGAGAACAAGCTAATAGTAGCAGACCTGCGGATACCACCAGATAATACTGCATCTGCAATCCAACAAATGATGTCATGCACTTCCAAAGTAGATAACTGTTCACCATTTTCTTTCCTATCAAATATTCTCTTAATATTGTGAACGCAGTCTTTTAATGGTTCGGGGCCGGGAGCCTTACCACCACTCGTTACTAGTAGAGCACCTTTTGGTCTAATACCACTAAAATCAAAGTCGGGTTCAGGCTTTCCAAGAAAGTATGCTTTCATCAACATCTTTATACAATCGGCCCAACCTTCAATACTATCACCAACTAAATATCTGCGTTTCTTTGTAGGTACTGTAATAGATGGTAGTTTTTCTACATGATGCTTTTGAACAGAATAACCAACACCTGTTCCACCTAATAGTAAAAACATTATTTCACTAAACGCTCTGTAGTCATCAACTGGTAAGTAAGCACAATTATATATACGTGATGGAGTTTGTTTAATAGCAGCACCTGCAAACTGTAATGATCTCATGGAAGGGCAAACTTTCTTTTCATATACTAGCTCATAAGCTTTTTCTATATTAGATTTGAATTGTGGAAAATTTGCGATGTGCATATCACGGTTTCTTGTAATAAGTTCCTTCCATGTTTCTCTTCTTTGTTCAGTAGGAAGATACCTTGCATACTTCATATGCACGGTAACTTCAGATAAAATCTTTTGTGATATGTCCAATGTTATTCTCCGTTTTGGTTTGAGGTTAAATTTTTTGCACTATCATATCCATCTTTAAAAAAGCCCCTACCAAAGCTAATACTTACAGGTGAGATTACTCTATTAACTTTTTTGCTTTTGCACTTGGGACATGATTGCTTTTTGTATTTATCGTATTCTGATACCATACACTGTATTTCAAATTCATGCTTACAAGACTCACATTTAAATTCATAAACCATTAAACACTCCTTTTACCGCCCTTCTCCACACGATGTATAAATTCTGTATTACCATTATCATAAGCTAACAAAACTTCATATTCAATTTCTTCGTTGGTATGAACTCTTTCATTTTCTATCATTTGATTTGCAATACGTATTACATCATCCTTTTTGACATCCCTACGTGACGCTGAATATACGTGAGATATACGAGTATCGGCATTACCCCACCGATGGGTTTTAGTAATTGTAAACCTTTCCATATCTATTATCCTTCTTTAAAATCTCTATACAAAGACCTCATTTTATCGCCACCATTTAACATATTATTAACTTTTTCGTTAATAGAAAAACCACCAGTAGATGGCATGTCTTCATTAAGATCAATGAAACTACGTGCTGGGTCCATCTCAATATTAAAATTAATATTAGCTTGGCCCATACGATTCTTACCAACATGAAATTTACGTTGCGAAAAAGTTCCGAAGAAATCTACAACCATAGCCTTGTTGATTGCTTCACCAACTTTATCAATGGTAATCACATCATCATTAAATCCATCACGATTGCTTTGAGTAGCTGTCCATATGGGTAACTTCATTTCCATAGACAATGCACGAAGATCTTCAAATATGCTTTCTAACTCAAATCGTTTTTGATCATATCCGCGGCGACTCTTCATCAAATCACCATAATCAATTATAATTAAATCGGGGCTAAAACCATTCGATAGTAATCTACCCATATGAAACTTAATAGTATTAATCGTAGCAACCTTTGGTGGATACTCTTTAATAAACAATTGACCACCATTAAAATTAGCTAGTTGCCCTTCAGCTTCTGACATGCGACTACGTAATTCTTTTGTTGGGATACTTGTAATGCGACTATCATAACGATTACCCACATGTGTTTCACTTAACTCAAAAGTATAGTGAACAACATTCTTACCTGCAGCTAAAGCGCCATACCCAAAGTTAACCAACATAAAACTCTTACCGCCGCCTGTAGGAGCCATTACAACACCTAACTCACCATGAGCTAATCCACCATCCAACACACTGCTTTGATCCAATAGGGGGAATCCTGTAGGGATACAAGACCTTGTATGAACTTGTTGACGAGACTTGAAAGAATCAAAATAGTCGTGACCCATATCTTGTTCGGTGCTAATCTTTAGACTATCTTCAATTGTTTTCTGAATCTCTTCAAACTTACCTTCTTTTAATAAATCTACTGACTGCAGAATTGCGCCTTTCATAGATTGATTTCTACAAAACTCTAATGACTTATCCTTTGCATATTCAATCTCTTGACGATTAACCTTTGTTTCAATATCTAACAATACGTTAATAGTAGATTCTTTTAATTCACCTTCGGGGTATTGTGAAATTTCTGTTTTTAAAGTATCATAGGTGGGTGGTGCGCTATACTTATTAAATAATTTTCTTATCTCTAACCAAACTGTTTTGTGTGCTTCAGATGTAAAGTATTCTTCTTTTAAGACTTCAAAACTCTTTTCAAAAAAATCTCTGTCAATCAAAGCCGCCTGAAGAACACAATTCTGAAAATTTGTTCCAAAAGACTTGAAAGAGTCAACATCCGTATACGACATTATATTCTCCTTACAGTATTACTGGTTCGCGTGAAACCGACATAAATGATGATACCCAATTGTCAATGTTACTTGGTGATATATCTTCACTCAACAACTTAAGTCTAAGTTGATAAGAATTAAACTTTAGATCCTTATTTTCATAACTTTTTTCTAACGCCTGAATTGATTGTATATTTACATCCACATCCAAGAGTTGAACTATCTTATAATTTCTTCTTAACAAATCCTCGTTATCAATATACTTTTGATACTTCTTGTTCTTCTGATTTCGTGCGTAATCTAAAACACTATCCACATCCATATCTTCGTTGGTTGATAATAGAGGAAAATCCCGTTTAACACTCTTCTCACCAACGCCTGAGATGCCATTGATGTTGTCACTCTTATCACCAACGATAGCCTTTAGAAGTGCGTAATTAGGTGGAAAAACATCCTCTTTATCTACCATGTAACTCATATCTATCATCTCACCTTTTGGATTTTCTTTAGTCTTAACTGGTCGATATACAGAGGTGTTATTATCGACTAACTGAAAAAAATCTCTGTCAGTAGAGACAATGACTTTTGTTTCATCTTTGAAGAAAGTTCTACAGGAATATGCTATTTGATCATCGGCCTCTAAATACTGAACTGCCGGTTGATATACAGGTAGTAAATCTAAACACTCTTTAAGTAATTGGAGTTGTCTAGCAAAGGATACTGACTCGTCTTCTTGTGAATATTCAAAGTGTCTGTTAAGACCTCTAAACTTTCTACCCTCTTTGTATTCCTTTAGCGTGCGTCTACGCCGTTCTGATGAACCTTTACCTTCCCACACCACCGAAACAATATCGGGGTTATGCTTTTTTATCTGCGATTGTAAACTATTGAGAGTGCCATATACACCGCCAACATGCTCACCGTTATCATTTGTTAGTCTAACCGCAGAAAAGTTTCTAACAAACATATTCATTAAATCAATCAGTAAAACCTTTTTCATATTGTTACCATATCACCATATTCGTTAAGAGGCGTTTTGCAAAAACTCTATATAATATAAGAAAGTCTTTCCATGTTGTCAAGTCTTTTCTTTGTTCTACTATTAATTCTTGTTCTCTAATTTTTGCTAATCTAATAGCCCATCTTTTCTGCTTTAATTTGCTTATTCTACCACTGCCCGTATACCAAACACCATACTCCATGAAGGTCCAAAACCAAATTCTAAGTGTGATTAACATAATAAAAACCATTGATTAATATTGTTGAATTATAATATTTGATTACCATTTTATATCCCATTATTATAATCTATTTTTCTCATAGAAGCATGATCATACTTATAAGGCTTAACTCCTGGCGATTCTAAAATATCTATACGATCTGTAAATCTTGCATTCATCGTATCTCTAACTTGATACACACCAGACTTTTTACCGGCATCTACCCAAACATAATCTCCAAACTTAAGAAAGCCGCCATTCCTTACAAGCATATTTCTTGAAACCGCCACATATCTATACTCACTTGCTCTCTTTATTTTAATAACAGTTCCATCGGCTGTAATGTTTGGTGTATCATCTGTTTGATCTGGAACAGGGTGATACATGGTTACAACTATTTTATGTGTGTTTGCTTCAATATCCTTTAATCTATTTTGATATGTCATCAATTTGTCGGCTAAAATAAGACCGTTAACCGTGGTGCTTTTAACAAGTGAATCTGCCACCGATACTTTAAGATTTAAAAACTCTACTCGGTCATTTAGATCATCTATAATATTTTTCTTCTCTACACTATGTGACACAAAAATCACCGATAGGAGCATAATAACTACGGTTTTTATGTTTTCCTTCTTCATCTTATTCCTCGTTGGTAGTATAAATATAGCGCAAAAATTCCATAAAAATACACTATCATTTAAAAAAATTTAAATTCATTTTTTTGGAAAATATTTTATTAGATTTTACTTGAATAACCACTTAGCTGTTTTCACAGCAGTAAAGAATAGAAATAGTAATACTGCTCCAGTATATGATGTAAGTTCATTTACACCAAATACTGGAGTTACAGAAAAGTTCCACAGTAGGGAAAAGAAATAACCTAAGATAAGATACACAACAACAGCAAAAAGGCTAATAACGGTAATGCCAATTAAGAACCCAACACACCACATAAACTTTACAAACCATGGCGTTTCTGTTTTAGTGATAGGTTCTTTTATCTTTTCCCAATATTTCATTAGATTACTTCATCCTCACCTAATGCTTCTGTAGTTACTTCTTCTTTTCGTTTGTGTGGGTCTTGTTCTATGATCAATGATTGTTTAACCATTTTCTTACAGAAGGCGTGCGCCTCTGCGTTTTCTGACTTTCTAATCCATTCAACAAATTTACGGTTTTGGAACTCATAAACCTCACCCGTTTCTGTATTAGTAATGGCAGACTTTTGTTGTGAAATTTTCTCTGCAACATCAGCCTTTAGTAAAACATCAAGCCAGCTTTCTTCATCAATCAATCCACGATTAAAATACATCTTAAGTTCTGCTTCACGATGTGGTGGGCCTAAACGGTTCTTAATAATCTTCGGTTTAATGCCAACGCCAATTGTATCTTGACCGGCCTTTACTTTACCACCACTGTAAAGCTTAACCCTTACTGACGAAAAGAATGGAACAGCCTTACCGCCAGGCGATACTGTAGGGTCACCAAATACCATACCACCTATCTTCTCTCTAACTTGATTCAAAAAGACTAGTGATATTCTCTGATTACCTATGAAACGAATACTCTTGCGTAGACCTTGACCAATAAGTCTTGCACCTAATCCAATGGTAGAGTCACCATACTCACCTTGAATTTCTGCTTTGGTTGAAGTACCCGCAATAGAATCCCAAACAATACAACATAGTTTATTCTTATCATTCTCTCGTATTCTACGAACTATTTCCTCAATACCTTGAAACACTTCTTCAATGGTTTCGGGTTGCAGATATACAAGATTACCACCCTCTGCTTGTTCCTTTAATCCAAGCAACTTTAAAAAACTCCAATTAGCTGCATTTTCCGTATCAATAAGAATTGGTATACCACCTCTATCTTGACAATCTTTCAAAATCATATATGATAAAAGTGATTTACCTGTGGCAGCTTCACCACTAATTTCTACTAACTTACCAACAGGTATGCCGCCAGGAGCTTCGGGGTCATTAGAAATAATCGTATCTAAAACAGTGGAGCCGGTAGAAAGCCACTCCTTTACTTCAGCAGGGCTTTCTCCCTTTCCCATAATATAGGCAACATCGCCTATCTTCTTATTAAGGGAGTCTACAATAATATCGGTGAGAACGCTGTTATCAGCATCAACAGCGTTCTCACTAGTGGTCACTTTTTTTCTTGGCATATTAGCTCAACAACTTATCAAAGGCATCGCCAATCTTTTCACTCACACTATCCTCTTCTGCTGCAACCTTAGTAGGGGTGGCCGCTGCAAAGTTCTTTTCAGTACCCGCAGAAGAATCGGAATCGTCAGCGTTGGGATTAACATGCTTCTCTAACGCTAACTTCATTTCATCAATTGGTGCAAACTGAAAGAGTTCATCAATCGGCTTTACACTATCAATGATGGTTTGAATCTCCTTCTTAGTTGATGCAAGAGGTGAAGGCTTAAGGGCTGTAATTACTGATGCAGGAACAAGCCAATTATTGAAACCATGCTCCATCTTGACCACTAAATCAAGACCTTCGTTTTCATCAGTAATGTCTACACCTTGTCGTAATGCACTCTTAACCAAATCAAGAATATCCTTATACGTTGTGCGAGGCGAAACACTCCACCAACGAATACCCTTGTCTTCCTCACCACGCTTAATGACAGGAATATAAGCACGATTCTTAGGGGCCATACTCTTAAACATCTCCTTAAAACTTTCATCATTAGTCGCCTTATATTGATCCCAACACTTTGTGGCAAAGTCACAGATCGGATCAGACTCTCCCTTCATCTTTGTAGGACAAAGGAACGTGCGACCAGCGATTCCAAAATGAAACCACAATTCTTGAAAAGGCATTTCCAAGTCATGCTTATAAGGAGCAATACGAAGAACATGTTCTCCTTCATCCAACTTAATAATGTCATCTTGTGTGTTGCCATTATTGTTACTTTTAGTCGGATCAAGCTTTTCAATTGCCGCGTTGATCTTATCCAAATTAATAGCCATTATAATCTCCTATAAATTAATTGAAACTACGATTGTGATACATTATAACACTTTTTTACTAAAAACTAAACTACTGATGCTTCGCATCCTAACTGTTCTTCATCAAGACATTCGCAACTTTCTCCACATGATTTAAGGGGTTTATTTCTAATCTTACTTATTAATATAAGTAAAGACGTAGGTAATGTCAAGGCTAAAATTACACAGATGAGAGTTTTCATAATCTACTTTTCTCCATACGGCCCACGCAATGACTCTTCCAATATCCTTCCTATCTCTTTTTCTAATTCAGCTTTTTCTTCTTCCACTTCCATTAGTTTTTCATTCAAAGCGGCTGTCCATTCTCGTTCTTTCAAGTATAAGTCTCTATACCCCAAAAAACCATCAATCCATTCTCTTATCATTTTTTACTCCGCTGTTACCGTATCATCTTCACCGTTGATTGCTGCTTTCATAGCGTGCCAACATAACGTAGCACATTTAACTCTCATAGGAAATTCACGCACACCACCAAAGACAATCAGCTTGCCAAGTTTGGCTTCATCTATTGGTGCAGAAATATCCGACATAACCATATCGTGAAATTCGTGAAATAATTGTTCTGCTTCTTCAACATACTTGCCCTTTACAGCAGCAGTCATTATTGAACCAGATGCTTTTGAGATTGCACAACCCGAACCTTGAAAGGCAATGTCGTGAATCTTTCTATCGTTCAACATGACATGAACGTAGAAA